ATGTAACAATACAAGAAAATATTAAAAGAGCGTGGAATAACGGAGCTAATGGTAATAGAAGAGTGTTTAAAGTCGCTTTTTTATATAACGGATTATTTTATGAAAATAAAGAAGATATAAAAGAACCTTACAATGAAAAAGAAGTTAAGAAAATTAAATATAAAGAAATATAAAAAACAGCTATAAAGCTGTCTTTTTTTTATATTATTTTTCAGCTCGTGGAATATCTTTTTCTTTCAAATCGTTAGCTTGTAAGAAACGCAAGTCCCAACGGTCTGCCTTAGTCCATTTATAGTGAACCATTTCTTTTCCCATTGTTTCTCTATAAATTTTGTTAATGATTGTAATTTGATCGTTATGGCTCAAAGCAATTGTTTTAAGTCCATTAAAGTAGTAGTAAGTTCCATTTCCGTTTTCGTATGTAAATTGCATTAAATCTAAGTCTCCGATTTCTAAAGGTGTTGTATTGTTTTGCCCTGTAAGGCGCTTGTTTAGTTCTGCGATAAAGTATGAACGACAACTCTCTACATTGCCTCCGTGTACTTCTACGGAACGTCTAGGGCAACTTGTGCTTGATAATTCTTGGTGTAGCTTAACAGTATCACGATTAGGAGTTAAGTCCCATTGTTTCATGTACTTAGCTACATCATCTAGTACCGCTTGTTCATTCCTCAAGAACTGATTTAAATCGCCCTCTGATTGGCACACTTCCCAGCTCGCATAGTTTGCATTACCGTATGAGTTAGCACAATGCCATGCCTTATTTGAGAAGTCGGAAGCCTGCAATCTTCCGTCATTTCCAATATAAACATGAGCAAAGCCATTTTCCGGGTTATGTGTAGGTAACCAGTTGTTGTAGAATCCAGCGTTAGCACCGTTTGATCCTGCGTCATTGTGAATTACAACCCCAGTAGGATTATGCCCACGTACACCAGCATTGGTTATATTCATTCTTTCTTATCCTCCGTTTGTTCTTCTTCAACTTCTGGAATATTTACACCATTCTTTTTGACAAGTTTAAGCAAACCATCAAACATAGGGCTAATTTTTGCGATTAAGTAAATAAATTGTCCTACAAAGTACAACAATCCTACGTTAATCACTGTTTTAGCGATATCAGAAGTTGAGGGCGTTTGTGTAAAGTAAAAGACTGCATATAAAATCCACAGGGAAAGTATTACCGTTAAATCAATTATAAGTCTACGTTTGAAAGGTGGATCCATTCTTTCTCTATCTTTTACCCATGTAGCAAACAAAATTGCTAAAATCAAGACAGTCATTAATATCATTTTTGTAATCATAAAGGTTACTCTTTCTAATTTCTATAAAGTTTTACAATCATCATTGGGGCTTTTGCACCACCTCCAGCTCCACCAACATCACGCTTATCGAAGGTGTATTGTTGACCTTTTTTGAGTCCAGAGTAGAGAGCCTTTGCGGGCATCGATACAGCTTTAAACTCATGACCGTTAGTATATCCAGTTGCTTCATAAACCTGGTTTACTCCATTGGGAGTAGTAATGCCAATTTCCCATTCTCCACCAGCAAAGCCCCAGCCATGATAAAAAAGTTCAACTTCTGCAATACAGTCCCAAGGTGCAGTAAATGTGACTACATTTCCACCACCTTCATTTGCAAAAAAGGCGACATAAGAATCTGCGAAACCTTTCATTTCCAAACTGTTTGTGATAATTTTATCTAAATATGTTACATTATCAGGTATTTTAGTATTTATTACTCCTGTTCCGTTAGTCGTTCTAATATCTATCACTACTTTTAATACACCTGAATTGTTGTTCAAATCAACATTGTTGCTATTGTTTGAGTTTTCTGCTGATAAACTTACAGGGTGTGTTGTTTGACTTAAATCAATATTTGCATGGATATAGTTGACAGAATCAGGCTTTAAAGCTACTGTTTCGTTTGATAGTTCAAAATATCTACCACCAGCAATAATTGAAGTGTTAGTAAATTGCACGTTAAGGGCTGTATTTAATGGACTTGACCAGTCTTTTCGCCTAATTGTTCCATAGTCCATTCCTGTCAACATCATGTATAATTTTCCGTCATTGTCTGAACCTACTGGAAACTCTGTACCATTTGGACTGAAGAACGTGAAGTTTTTAATTGTCATTTTTAACCTTTCTTGAAATTATTTTTGCTTTATCTAAAACCGGGTTATCAGTAATTGATAGCTCTAATAATCTAAATTTTCTACCTCCATAAGGATAACCACCAATTGATACAAATTGACCGACATCGTACAAGAGCGTAGTTTCGATTCTAAGCGTGTTTTTGCTATTATAGTATACTTTACCTGACAATAGCTCTAAATGGTCTTTGCGTAGCTCTCTGCACCCTGTGAAGGTATCTATTCTATATTTGTCACCATAAGTGGCTACATACTCATATAACATTTGGTTTGTCTCCACTTTCTACAAAAATAAGTCTATCATTGAAGTCTGTTTTAACTCTGTCTGCTATATATCCTGAATACAGTTTACCGTCATACCATATATCAACTAAGTCATTAACATATAAAGGCAAGAGCTCATTTTGATTAAAGATTAATCTTGTGACTATCGTAGAGGGAGAAATTTCAGCTTTAATAGTAGACATATCAGGAGGGTTTCCATGGTCATCTCTATCATAAAATAATGTTTTAGCTGTCCTTACATCTGGCAAGTCTGTACCGTCTCCGTGATAAGTGCTATAATCAATGACATCTCCGTTATTTTTTGCTGTGTACATTTTAGGAGGGTCTATGTAGTCGTCTGCTTCCTTATTTTTGACAAACACAACAGCAAAGTTATAAACTGAACGTTCTACTATTGTTTCCGTGTCCATTGACACATTTTGCTTGATATCTATCCTTGTCGTGATTCTGTTTCTGTTCCAGTTTCTAGAGGCGAAGTTAATGAATAACAAGTTTCTAGGGTCTGTTTCAGATGAAGCATGTTGAATGGTTGTTGTCGGTTGAAATTGAACCTTAGAAAATATCCTTTTGGCTACATCATGGGCTGATGAAGTCTCTGCTTTTCGGTTGATTGTAGCCTTTCCTGCAAAGATAGTTGAATTAAAGAAATAACCATAACTCATTAAATTATTTTTACTAGGGTCAATTAAATAATCAATGATAGCAAAATTTGTCGTTTTAGTTATTGCGTTAGGAACATCTAGGCTTTCAATCATTGCCCAAAAATAGTTCTTTAATGTAGCTTTGTTATTTTCATCTACGCTTGTCACAAGATAAACCATATCTAAGTTTAAGTTTCTTTTTTTACCTAGCGTCTCCTCAATTGGAACAACTTCAGGAAAAAGAATTTGAACAATATCACCAACCTCTACCGAAACGGTCAACGTAGCCGATGAAGTATAAAGATAACCCGTTTCCCATAACTCATAGTTAATAACTTGACATCTTGCCTTTGGTATTGGTAGCCCTCTTTTGTCTTTTTTACCGTTAGGAAGAGTAAAATCAGATATATTATAATAGTTCGGATTAAAGTTATCATACACATTGGCCTCTAACATTAAACGAAGTCCGCCTTTCTCTTGATTTTAAACTCTGCCTTACTTAAGTTGATTAACTCCATTTGACCGTGTTTGATTATACGTGTTCTGTATCGTTCAAAGTCCATTACAGGGAACAAATTTAATGAAGTCGTTCCGTTCCAGCCTTGATAAATTTCATCATTTACATCTGTATTGATTAAAATATAATTCTGTACCTGTTCCGTCTTAAATACAATTGCAGTATATTCATTTCCAATATCATCTAAAAACCTAACTCCAGCAGGCGTTTTAGGTAGTTGTGGATATAATATCCCTATAAAACTAAATATTTCATCTTTTATGTCCCAGCGACTTAATCGTTCTATATTTGATTCTCCATAATAAGTGTAAGAAGTCCCTTTGATATATTTATAATTTCCCGGTGCTGTTCCACCATAAATTTTAGACTTACCAGCGATAACTTTACCATTTTGAATTTTATCAAAAGTTAAATTTTCGTAAGTGTACCACTTTGTGATTATATCGAAAGTTATCTTTTCACTGAAAGTTCCATTCTTCCCATAGCCCTCTGTCTTTGTAACATCTGCTAAGGCTAAATCAGCATACACCTGAAAAATCTCTGTTTGATATTCAAGTGTAACAAATTTTTTGTTAAGAATATCGTTTATGAAGTCTTTCATTAATTGATAATTTTCTTCTAAACTTTCTCCAAACGTTTCTAGCTTAAACTCTATTTGAGGTTGAGTAATTGATCGTGTTCCCATTACTCCGACACCGTTACTTTGCCAAATATTATTGGTTGATTGTAACCCTAAATTAGAGGGCTGATAAAATCTAACTTTTCCATTTGTAACGTCCCAAACTTTATCACCTGTTCCATCTAAGTTGGTATGTATTTTGTACTGTCTTACCATTAAGCTCTCCCTAGTTCAAATTCTCGTCTGATTGCACGCGCTAAGTTAGAAACATCTTGACCAGCGCCACCTTGTACGTTGAATGTGTTATATGTTCTATTGTCGCTTGATACGCTGTTAGTGCTTAGACCATAACCGCTAGAAGATAAATTAACATCTGTTAAGCCTACTACCATAGAGCCTTTAAATAGGCCTCCAATTTTACCAGCGATACCATTAATAGTTCCTGATATATTATTGATTGTATTTGTTACACTACCTAGAACGCTGTCTATTGTGTTCTTGATCCCGCCGAATAGCCCACTAAAGAAACTACCAAGCCCACTGAATACTCCTGTTATTGCATTATAAGCATTAGAAGCGAACCCACCAAAGGCGCTGAACGCTCCACTAACTGCATTTCTAGCACCATTGAAAACTCCACTAAAGAAACCAGCTACTGCACTCCATATTGACCGAACTACTACCCAAGCGCTAGAAGCAAAACTTACGATTGCACTAAATACTGACGAAACTACTGAACTAACAGCGTTAAATATTCCACTAAAGAAACCTGATAAGCCTTTCCATGCACCAATGACTAATTGGTAAGCACCGCGAATAATAGCCAAGATAAGTTGAAAAGCTACATTAATAATTGATCCTACTAGGTTAAATATAGATTGATAAAAACCAATTAATGGTTTGAAAGTTGTGACGAACCAGTTATAAGCGCCTGTTACTGCACTAGCTATTGTAGCGAAAACGTTAGTTATAATCGTCACTATTCCATTCCATAATCCACTAAAAAATTCTGTTATTCCGTTCCATATGGTTTTTGTACCCTCGACTGTTGAAGTCCATAACTCACTAAACCAAGTACCTAAACCAGTAAAGAACTGTTTAATAGCTTCAATTGACTGCGATAAGAAGTCTACAAAACTCTGCCACGCCTTTTTACCTGTTTCGGTTTGAGTGAAGAAATAAATCAAGCCAGCAACGACCGTTGCAATTGCCACAGCTATGGCAACAAATGGATTAGCAATAATTAAACCAAACAAGGCTTTTACTGGAACCATAGCATATTTAGCAACTGTTCCAATAGTTTTAAAAGCATCTATTACTCCTAATATACCTTTAGCTACCTTGAAAGCTGTAAATGCACTAGCAAGAACTACTAAAGTTCCTTTTAAGACTGACATAGCAGTTTTACTTTCACTGATTTTTTTCAGAAAATCAGCTATTTTTTTCGTAACTTCTGACAGTTTACCAGCAAATACAGCTATGCTTTTTGCTACGTTATCTATACTTGTTGCATTTTTTGTTGTTTCTGTATTTATTCCAAGAAATGATTTTATGACGTTCCCTATAATAGAAACTATGGAATCAAATGCACTTTTTATGTTATCCCAAGCCTCTAAAAATGCTAAAGTGGTTCCATTTTCTTGCAGTTTTTGAAACAAGTCTTGAAAATACTTAATAACATTTGTTATAGTTTTACCAGCACTTTCGCCCCAGCCTGCCATTTTATCAATCAAGTCACTTATAACAGGAGTTAAAGCGTCAAGCGTAGGAAGCAAAGCAAGCGATAATGTTTCGTTAAAACTATCCCAAGCGTCGCTTATAGTCGTTACTCCTCCACCACCTGCTTTACCAAGTTGTTGCATTGCTTTGTCTAGCATTTCAACAGATACTGCACCATTTTCACTAGCTTCAGCAAATGATCCGTACTGTTGCAAAGCTGGGTTCATTTCCATAACGGTTGATTTAAGAGCTGAACCAAGAGCTGTGTTATTGTCTGTCAACTGATTGATGTTTTCGGCTGTGACTTTGCCACTTGCTGACATCTGACCGTAAGCCTGGACTACACCTTTTAATTGTTCGCCAGTACCACCAAATGCTTGGTTAGCTTTTACTAATGCTTCTGTTTTGCCAACAGCTGACTTAGCAGTATCTCCTAAACCAATAAAGGTCGTTGAAAGTTTAATAGTATCTTCAGTATTTGCATTTGTATCTTTAGCA